TCATACAGACAGATTCGCCGGTCGGGCATGATCCACCACCAGGGCTCCCCCACCTGAAAGCGGATCGCCGCCCCCGCATCGCGGGCAATCGCGACAAAGGCCCGCGCCACCGCCTGCAGATAGGACATCGCATTGCCATTGGCGGGTGACAGCAAAGTCGATGGCGGCTCCCATCCGGTCAGCGCCGGATCACCATTTTCGGCGCGCTGCTTCCAGTCGTTCCAGCAATGGGCATCGAACAATTCGTAAGAGAGCGAGAGGATTACCGAAAAGCCCATGGCCTCGGCCCGCGTTATCAAATCACGATGCCACACCGCCGTCGGCTGGTTGATCGCTGCAAATTCCTCTCCCGCCCGAGGCGCGGACAGGCTGACATAAAGTCCCTCTCCGGCCGTCTCCAGCCGGAAATAATGGCTCATGCCCAGATAATGGTTGATCGACCCGCGATAGCCCAGGGCCCGGATCATCCGCAGCAGCCGTTCCGGCGTCTGATTGAAACTGTCATCATAAGCGGTCGCCATCGCCAGACCATGTTCCGGCACCATGATATCGCCAATCTCGAGCACCGCGCCCTGGCCGTCGGTCCGAATCTCGCTCATCTCGACCCAGCCGACCCTCGGCGTGGCAAAGCGCGTGCCCTGCCCGTCATAATCCGGCGGAATGATCGAGACAAACAGCCGGTCGATATCCTCCGGAAAGACCGGATCGGCCTCGCCGGGCAACAGAAACCCGCCATCGAGCGCTGAAAATTCGATCGACACCAGCGCATCCGTCGGCGTCCCGCTGGCATAGTTCCACAGCCTTACATACCAGCTCTTGGGATCGCCCGCCGCATCCCGGCCCTCGATCGTCAACGTCGGCCCGTTGATCGCATCGAGCGGCATGATCCCCGAAGACCGCCAGCGGAACCGCCAGCTCAGCCGTGCATAATCGCGCAATGTTTCATAGGCGAGCAGCGGATGATCCAGCCCGTCCTCGCTCTCCCAGATCAGCCCGGCCAGCTCGTCGCTGTTGTAGAAGATCGCATCCACCCGCAGCGCATCCGGCGCAGTCGTCACCACCGACGCCATCATCGGCCGCGGAAAATTGATCGTCCAGAAGCGCGGATCAAAACGCTGGATAAAGCTGCTCTCCTGCCCCGTCCGTTTTTCGGCCAGCCAGAACCCCATGAGTCAGCCCGCCTTGGCGCTCAGCGCCTGGCGCACCGCCCGCGCCATCTGCCGGCTCGACCGGCGAATCTGCTCGGGCGCGCTACCCTTGCCATGATCGGAAATATGGATGGTCATGCGGATCTGCGTCGCCATCGCTGGCGCCACTGGTTCGATCCGGCCCGCAGCCGCCGGCACAAAGACTTCCGGCCCCTGCTCGCCGACCCGATAGGCCCGCCCGCCGGTCACCGGTCCCCCAGTCGCTCGCCCCGGCGCCCCGGCAAAAGCGGACAGCAGCGACGCGCCAAGCTGCACCAGCCCGCCACCATTGCCGCCAAACAGGCTGTTCAGCCCGCTGTTGATCGACGCCCGCGCAATATCATTCATCACCGACAGCGCCACCCGCCGCAGATCCTCGAAATCCAGCGACCCGCGCCGGATCGCCCGGCTCAGCGTATTCTCCAGCACCGACCCGGCCCGCGCCAGCCCCGAAGCAAAGGGACCGTCCAGCTGCCCCTTCATCTCCGCCACATCCCTGGCAAAACCGGCGGTATCCGCGCGTACGCTGACCACCAGCCGTTCGATTTCCTCATCCATCGGGAAATATCTCTTTCAATTGTTTGAGTTGTTTGATGCCGAGCGGATCCTGACTAAGGTCCCCGGGCGCATATTCCGAGAAGACCGAAAATATCGCGGCCAATTCGGCGGGCGTGGACTTCCAGAATTGTTCGGGTGTCCACGCTGTCACCGCAGGAACCAAGCCTGCCAATTTCCGCGCTCCGCTTGCAAAGTCATTGTGCCCCTGCGCAGGCAGGGGCACATCTCCAGAAGGTGCGTCAGCCGAGGCAGCGGGAGATGGACTCCCGCCTTCGCGGTAGAACAGCTTGCCTCTCACCCCTCCCCCGCCCCCGACAAAATCTGCCTGAGCAATATCTTCAGCGCCGGCGTCACCCCGGCCAGCCCGAGCCGCATCATCCCCTCGCCCAGCTGATCCCGCGTCAGACCTTCCGGCCGATCCCGCACCACATGCCAGAACAGGGTCACGATCTCCGCCAGCAACAGCCGCCCGCCAGCGGCCCGCTCGACCAGATCGAACAGCGACCCCAGTTCCTCTTCCGCCGCCACCAGCGCCGCGAAACTTGGGCGCAGCACGATCCGCTTGCCGTCAATGACCAGCTCCGCCTCGCCGCGCAGCCGATTGGCCGGCTCAGACATGGACCACCGGCCCCGAGCTTTCGAGGCTCAGCGTATAGCTCCGCTCGCCATTATAATCCCCGCTATAGTCCAGCCGGGCGACCAGAAAATCGCCCCGCATCCGCTCGCCGCCCTCGAAGCTGAGTTCGTAGGAATCGATGACCCCGCCCAACGCATTATTCTTGATCCGCATCTCGGCCTCCGACCCGGTAAACACCCCCGCCCCCGACACCGACACCGACCGGATGCCCGCACCCGACAAAAGCGCCCGCCAGCCGCCGCTGTCCTTGCTGGTGATCGCCACCGGCTCGCCATTGACCGTCATCTGCGTCGTCCGCAGCCCCGCAACCGTGCTGTACACCGCCGGACTGCCGCCATCGCCAATCTTCAGGAGAAAGGCGCTGCCTTTTTCTGCTGCCATATTCTGGTTCCTTTTGTGTGATTTGTGTATGACCGCCAGGCAATCGTGCCCCCGCGAAGGGCGCAGGCGACGAAAGCTCCGGGGGAGCTTTCCAAAGCCGAGCGGGCCATCTCGTGCGAGACCCAAACCGGCGCCCAGAGTGCCCCCGCGAAGGCGGGGGCCCATCTCCCAGGCCAGCGACTGCGAGCAATCGATATTTTGTGCCCAGATCAAGTGGCACGAGATGGGCCCCTGCCTTCGCAGGGGCACTACAGCCTCAAAACCCTCGCCCGATATTCCACCAGCCCGCTACACGGCGCCGCCGCCCTCCGCAAAATCCGCGTGCGCCGAAAATCAAACGTAACAATCTGCCACCCCGCCGGATCCTCCAGCCCCGCCGCCAGCACCTCCTCAACCACCGCCATCACCCGGTGCAGCCGCGCGGCCGTCTCGCCATCATCATGGACCGTCAAGGCCAGGCTCAGCTCGCGCCCAACCCCGCTCTTGTGGCTCCAGTCCAGCGACGCCCCCGTGGCCAGCGCGATATAGGGAAATTTCGCCCGCGGCGGCGGACCGTCGAATATCCCGCTGATCAGGTCCATCAGCGCCGCATGTGTCTGCAGCCGAGCCACCAGCTGCCGCTGCACCGCTTCCAGCGCCCCGCTCACCGGACCGCTCGCAGCAGAAAGGGAATATCGCGCAGGCTGCTGTCCGCCAGCAACCGCGCCTTCAGCCCGCGCGCCGCCAGCGTGACCCCCTCGCCGGTTTCGCTGATCCGCACATCGCCCGGCAATTCCGCCGCCAGCACCGCCCCGATCTCGGCTTTGGCCCGCCCAACCCGCCGTTCGGCCAGTGCCTCGCCGTGCATCCGCAACCGCTCCATCATCTTGTTTCCTCCGCCAGCAATATCGTTTTCGGGATCAGCCGGTGCTCCAGAACCACGCTCGCTATGACCATCGCTCGCCCAGTCCAGAGCAACCGATCCCCCGGCTTGATCGCCTGCGTCTCCCGCAAAACAAACCGCCAGCGCGGCATCGCCGACCGGCTCTCCGCTTCGCTCTCCCGGCCACCATGCACCGCCTCCGCCGCCGCCCAATATTCCCCGACCAGATCATATTGCGCCTCCGCCGAACCCAGCGCATCCCGCCCGGCGCTCTGCCGCTCGATCACGATCCGCTCGCGCAGAACCCCGGAAAATTCCCGTCCCATCACGCGATCCGCATCCGCCGGAACGGTCGCCACAGCGCGGTCACCGCTCGCGGCGGCCCGGCCACATCGACGCCATCGCGATTGGCATAAAGATAGCCCGCCAGCCGCACGATCCCCTGCCGCAGCCCCGCCGGCAGCCCGTCCCAGTCCGCCGCCAGCCCGCAACTATATTTCACCCGGATGCGCGACGC